CTCAACTTCCGGAAGGTACGCTGGGCCTTCCGGATCAAGCTAGGGCGGCAGGACTTCGAGACGGCAATCTTTGTGCCCCTCGACGATCCCCGCAATCAAACGATTCTCTGCCCAGAGTGCATCGCAGATGGCTTCGGGGAGGGAAACACAGAGGAAGGGATGCTGTTGCTGGGCGCAAGGAGGTGAGAGATGTCTAGGCGGGGGTCTCGGTTTGTGCCGGACCCGCATAGAGGGCTGTACACGCGGGAAGATCTCGACATCAAGTGTCATCACGAGCTGGAGGAAGAGATCAATTCGTACCTCGCCAAGCACGCGACCAAAGACCCCGACAATCACACCGCACTGAAGATGGTCGCTGTAGATCCCGACGGCACACGCCGCGCTAGTCGGGACGCGCTGACGTTCTGGCACCCAAAGGAACTGGCGCAGGAGCTTCGTCGGAAGCAGAAGTTCCCAGAGATGGGAAGTGACGAGGACAAACGGCGGCAGTACCACCAGGAGGTCAAGGACTTCCGGACGCAAGCGTACTCCTTGATCCAAGCTGAAGAGGAGTACGTGCAGCTACGGAAGGAACAAGAACGAGAAGCAGTCCAGCAGCAGTTTGCCTGGGAGCGGGCGCTGATGGACAAGGACTGCTAGACGAGCTGTGCTTCTGGACCCCGCTGCGGTGATCTCTGCTCAGGCAGAGGTCTCGAGGCGGCGTCCGAGGCTTGAGTGGGGCCGTTGGCCCCACTCATCATTAGCCCCAAGACGACATCATGCAGCTCAGGGTGCATCTGCTTCAGCTCAGACAGGGCACCAGGCTTCTCTATGGGGCCGAGGTTGCCGATCTTGTCCGCCACCTGCCGCCCGAGTAGCAAGAGGTCGACGTTGGACTTCCCCACCAGCTCATCGCCCGTGGTGTTGGGGGGGATCGGCTGGACGGACTGGAGAGTCAGCGGAGACTTCACCTGGGCCGGTGGCTCGAGCAGCTCGGGGTTCCTGGGCAGAGGCTGCATGTCAGGTGGAGGAGGTGGTGGTTCCCCACCCTGCTGCATCGCCATCTGCTGCTGCATCATGCCCTGCTGCATCTGGCCCTGGAAGGCAGCTTGGTCCTTCATCATCTCGTTCTGAACGACCATCTGCTCCTTCATCTGCTGGCTCTGGACCTTCTGCTGCCACTTCATGGCCACCCACTGCGCCTCGCCCTGGATCTCAGCCTGGAGCAGTTGCTGTCGCTTGTCGGAGGCAGCCCGGCGCGTAGCCTCACGCTGCTTGATCGCGTCTTCCTTCTCCGCGTCGAAGTCGGCGTCGGCCAGGAGCGTCTCGCTGGAGATCTCCCCAGCCTGCTTGAGCTGGAACAGGTAGGCCTTGCGCTGGAGGTCGTCGGCCATCTTGAAGGGCTTGAACCGCGCCCGGACGGAGGACCACCCCAAGTACGAGCTCGTCCTCTTGATGACCCACTTGAGCAGGGAGAGCTGGTCCTGGAGGTAGCCGAGGAACGTGTTCTCCAGCATGCGCAAGGAGACGTTCGAGCCGGAGTAGCTCAGGCCACCGAAGATCAGCTCCACCGGGATGCCCATGCCGGCCACGATGTGCTCGGACCAGACACGGATCTCCTGGCTGAGAAGGAGTGCTCGCCCATCCCCGCCGATGGTCTGGTTGCCCAGAGGCAGCGGCATGATGGGGATGTAGTTGTTGTCCGCTCGCCACCTGCGGATCTCCCCTGCCACCTGGTCACGCCAGTCCTGCAAGTTGACCGTGGTGTAGGGGTCGGAGGTAGCCGAGCCAGCCTGCGGGAAGATCACACGCAGTGGGACGATGTGCTCGAGGGCGATGGCTTCCTGGGCCTTCCGCAAGATCTGAAGGTAGAAGGTGTCCTTGAGGACGGGCAGGATCATCGGCGTGCCCCAGCCGCGGTCCTTGCCGGCCAGGGTCGGGCGCTTGAAGTGGTAGATGTTGTCCCTGGAGAACACCACCGCCTTCTTCTGCTTGAGCGCCTCGATGAAGAGCTGAGGAACGGTCTCCACCGTCGACTTCTTGCCGATGATGATGTCGTTCTTCAGCATGTTGGGGATCTCGTAGTAGTACTCGTACTCCCCAGTGATCTCGTTGTAGCGGATGTCCACGTCCTCGGGGTTCCACCGGAGCAGGCGGATGCCCTTGGGCGCCTTGATGTAGTGGTCGTGCGGCTTGGCTGCCCCGTGATGGCCACACTTCTCGCAGGTGAAGATGAACTGGAAGTTCTGGAAGCGGTACTCCACCTCTCGGGCTGGCCGCTTGAACCCACAGCTCGGGCACTCCAGCATCTTCACGAAGGGGTAGAAGATCGAGACCAGGGCGTTGCCGTAGGTGTGGTAGTCGAGCCCGACCTCCACCTGGAAGGACCTGTACCGCAGGTGGTCGAGGAGGAAGTCACTCCACAGACGCTTGAGTTCTGGCCGCTCGGTGTCGAACAGGATGTCGGTGACGGGGTACTCCGACATCTTGAAGACGACCGCGTTGATCAGCGGATTGACCAGGAAGTAGTACCGGCACCACCGGAACATCATCTTCACGGTGGCCGGCATGTAGGTGTGGGCGATGTCGAAGAACGGGCTGGGGTACTGGAGACCGTAGTCCCCCGAGCCACTCATCCGACCGCGGACGCGAGAGAAACGAAGCGCGCTCTGGGCGCCGACGATGCCGCTGTTGTCGGACACTACTGGCCTCCCCCTGCCGCATACTGCTCAGCAGGAACCACCTGCCCAGGAGGCGGTGTGTCATGCATCGCCCACTGACCAAGGCCACCCACCGTGCCCGCCATACCCTTGGCCTTCTCCGCAATCCTACCTGGCAGAGCCTTGAACATTCCGCCAGCCAACATCGTGGCCGGTGCAAGAGCACCCACTGCACCAGACGCCGCGCCCGACACCGCACTACGAAGCGGGCCGGGCCCGCCCTCTTCCTGAGATGGTCCGGTGAGCATCCCCTTCGCAGCCCCGAAGCCACCACCGATGAGAGCGGCCTTGGCGATGGCGCCCTTCTTCGCACGGATCACATCCAGCGGATTGGTCATGAGGCCGTGGAGCATACCGGGGAGGTTCGCGTAGCCCTTCCTGTACGCCTCCACGTCAGCCGGGGACGATCCGATGAGGCCAAGCTGCTGCGCCCGCATCTCCCGAGCAGTAGCCGTCGATCCTTGCAGCCCCTGCCCCGTCAGACCGTAGCGTTCTTTCTCGTAGATGTCCTTCGCCTTCCCAATGGCGGCCTCACGCCCTGCCTTCGTCGCGAGGATGCGCCCGCCCGCCAAGCCACCACCAACCGCAGCCCCGCGGATGAACTGCTTCAGCATGTTGCTTTTGCGCGCGGCCTCCATCGCCGGATCGAGGACACCCCCCTGTGGTTCCTGACGAGGGTCCATGATGCGATGACGGAGGACGTTCGCGGCACCACCGAGACCAGCCCCCAGAAGAAGCTGACGACCGTAACGTCCAGCGAGATGCTTCTGCATGAAGTCGGAGACTGGACCCGCCTCCTTGCTGAGCTCATCGACGAACGCGAGCATCTGTCTCGGAGGAATGTGGGTCATGACAGTAGCCTCAGCTGGTCCTTGAGCTGCCGATGTCGGAGCTCCAAGTAGCTTGCCGCGATCTTCAGCTTCGCTACCTGGATGTCAGTCGCTGTCTCTTTCAGTATCGGCGCCCCTGGTGTTGCCCACGCTTCGTCCGGCAACAGCATGATCTCCCGATACCTACCCTGCACCGCCCCGATGAGCGACTCTCCTGCCTCCGTCTTCAGCTCCTTCAGCAGTTGTACTATCTCATCCTGGCAGAAGGCAACGGGATTAGGAGCGTAGAAGACCCCTTCGTCCACCATGCAAGCAGCCACCCAGCCCTGTACTTCCTGAGAGAACGTCTCCCCAGAACGGACCATGTCGGCAATCTCAACTGCGTTGAACAGCTGAGCCACCGACGGTTTCTGGATGACGTGGAAGTCGGGGATGTTGTTGTTCAGTGCCTGGGTGATCCAGCAGAAGACCTCCCACTTCGTCCAGAACCACTCGTTGATATGCAATGTGCGGATGGCCTGGATCTTCGCACATGTGTGGTCGCTGATCGAAGGGACCCGGAAGTCGTCCTTGATCTCTCGCCAGAGAGTCTGGGGTTCCCAAGTGAACCAGTCTAGGTCGTACCTGGCAAGCAGAGCCACGTCGAACACGACTGGGTGGGTGTCATGGTGGACGAAGAGATTCTTCCGTGTGACGGGCGCAAGACCCTCGGGAATCCCTGGTCCCGGAGGTTCCAGGGGCTCGGCAGTGGGCGATTCAGTCGGGCCTGCTGTCTCTACATGATCTGCGTTAGAGTCAGCATCC